AAATAAATATGCAAGCGAATGCATAAAAATTTGGGACGTCGGCTGTGATGCAAATCACATGACATTTTTAATCTTTTTTGATTACGAAGACTTGATTTTTTCCCCAGTCTATGCGATAATTAATGTATGACCCAAACAATAACAAATAAAAAAACCATCGCCCAATTAGTAGAAGATATCTACGAAGACCATTTTTCTCATATTGATTTTATGGATAATATGGGGGGAGATTGTGATTGTGCGATACATAACACTCTTGAAACCATTCTACAGTATTGGGGAGAACCATGCTAGGTTATACAATGGATGATTTAGATAATATGATCAATGCCGTGCACGATTCCAAACTATTCTATTTAAAGAATGGTGGTCCTGATAAGGATATGGGTGAGAAACTACACCAGGCAATTAGTTTTATGCAAGGTCTATGGGCAGAAGGGTACTTTGACTAATGTGGACTAAGTATAGTTATGTTTGTACTAACTGTGATGCATTGATTGAGATTACTACTAATACCCCGCCAGTTATGGATCCAGGATGTATCTGTGGTTTGGATACCTTTGTTACTCGCACTGCCCTGGAGCCAACGGTACAGCCAAATGTGATGAGTATCACACCCTCTCGGCTTGTAAAAATCAACACCAACCCCTATAATTAATATATGGACCTAAACACATTTAAAGAATATATCAGACTACATGCCATATCCCTTGAACAGGATTTGGAAAACGAGGACGGTGCTGATAGCATTGTTCCTTACCTAGAAGGAGCCATTCATGTATCCCGCCACTATTTGGAGGTAGCCAGTGAATAATATAGAACTTGACCCATACCTACGCAAACAAGTAGAATTAGGTATGGACGGAGCAGACATAATGCATGGTCATCTAAAGACTCTTATGCTAGAGGCAGAGACACAGTTGCAACTAGCCCAAGAAGCAGAAGATGAATCAGAAGAAGCCATGGATTCAATGGAACGCAAATACTGGGAAGGTGTTTGTGAAGCCTATGGTGAACTATATAGTTTGACATATGCTATTGCTTTTGCTAAGGGGGCTATCAATGAATAAGTTTATGGAAATGAACTATGATGTATGGGTTGAGACTTATAAGCCTATCCTTAATCATATAGAGACAAATGCTTCCTTTGACGGTATGATGTTTGAGACCTATGGCGATGAGGTGGAATTTGTCAAGGCAACTGATGAGAACCGTATCTGGATGTATGGAGACGGAGACGACGGTGGCTCTTATATTTGGTCTGGCTGGGGATTTGTAAATAGAATAGGATACTTTATCACTGAGGTACCTTTCCCTGAAGATACTACTATCCAAATCAGAGTTAGTTTTAATTGGTTCTACTGTGAGAACTGCCAAGCAGAGTTTGAGGACCCTGATAATACTATTAGAGATGCCTTTGATGAGGCAGACTTGCAAAAATGCCCTGAATGTGCTACCCTTGAAGAAATGACCCTAGTAGGACTGGAGAACCCAATGCAAGAAAATCAAGAAATTAAAGACGAGGAAGAAACTGTGTTTCACTCATTCTCAAATCGGACGGTGCAAATCTAATGCCTAGATATACAGTTACTGCAACACGAGAAACCTACTATGAATTTGAGGTAGAGGCCACAGATGAACACGATGCTGAAGATCAAGTTCATCAACTAGAACTCGAAGGCGATATTGAAGAATATGCCGTTGACTGGTATCCTATACAAACAATGGATGTTGAAGAAGTAGAGGAGGAAAAGTAGTGGGAGCACGAATTAATTACGTATTCAAGGATTCTCTAGAGGGTCCTAGTGTAGTACTTTATAGCCACTGGGGACAGGACGGCTGGGAGACTGACATTGCTGCAGCGTTAGAGCATGCTAAACCCCGCTGGTCGGATTCTTCATATGGTACCCGTATGATGATTAGTTATCTTATTCAACATAATGTATTGGATGAGACTGGGTTTGGCGTTTATGCAGTCAATGGCGAAAACTATGACCTAGGTGAACAAACCGTAGTTATTGATTTTGTTAATAAAACTGTTACTGATAATACGCCTGTATCATGGGATAAATTTGTGGCTGCTTATTCGCCACTGTCTGTCTAAGGAATGGGTCCCTTAGACTAATGGGGATGGGGTAAGTCCTGCAGATTTGCCCCTCCCCTTCTTTTTGCGGTACAATAGATAAGAGAGGAGTATCATGCCTAGAAGTAGTATATATGCCAAGCCCTCACATAATAAAGAATCAAGAAAAGCAGAGCAGATAGCCAAATTACTCACGGAAGACTTCTCAATTGACCTAGAGCGAGTTGGCTATTATTTAGTTAGAAACCTACCTATGATTGTTTTTCATAGGTTTGATGTCCTTGCCTTGACAGCACAGGAAGAACATGGTAAACTTATGGAAGAGATGAAAACAGGAGGCCCATCATGGCGTTAGATTTTGCAAATAAAGCAGGTATCTTAGGACAACTTTGGATTGAGTTCCGAGGGGATGAAGATTTTACTGACTTTATTGAATACAATGATCTAGGACTACCAATGTCTTATATGGTTGCAGAAGGTTTGATCAAAGAGTGTAGTCCAACAGGTGAAGCACTTATTGAAGAAACATTTGTTATGTTTTGTGAGTTGCTAGAAATCACAGAAGATGATTTTGATATCCTTGATGAAATTAATCTTGGTTCGGTTTTAATGTTTGCTTACAACAAAAAGCAGAACAAGCCAGAATAATTAAACATTGCGAGGGGCCTTGCGCCCCTTGCTTTGTGCTGCCTGGACGGGACGTCAAACCATATCAAATTGGACATATTACCCAAACCACATTTTCTTATATAAACATTACGAAGAGCAAATTCTTTTCCCCAATCATGGACAAACATTTTTTCAAATAAAGATTACGAAGAACAAAAATTTTTCCCCGTACTAGACAAACCTTATATCATACAAACCTTTGTTTGTCAAACCATATAATAATGATATAATTTGTGTATGAGTCCTCATAATAACACTAGGTTTAATGGATCAAACGTAAATTCCAAAGCATCTTATCATTCAAGTCAAAATGAATTAGGTTTGGCTATGGAGAAACTCTTATCTCATATAGGTGGTTTGTTATATACCTATAGTGGATTACGATCCCTTAGATCCCGTCGCATTTTCAAGCGGGGAATTCAAGACAACCAACTAACAATGCCTCCAATCACTGACGGTATACAACAATAACCAAACCTTATATCCATATATATAAAACAATAACTTTTTAAAACTTTATCAAACCTTTATATATTTTTATAAGGGTTTTCTTTTATTTATCGACAAATTCGTACAAAATTGTCATAGCAAATTGTATCAATTTGAACTTGACAAACACTAATGTTTGGTATATAATCCGCTATCGGGTATATGTTTGACAAAGGTTTGGATATGTGGTATAAGGTATAGGAAGGTTTGGGGATAGGGGGTTTGGCCCGTAAGATTACGACGGCCCTTTTAAATATGCTCTATACTCCACTATCCTCCACTTTGCTCCACTTCTAGAAGGTAAAACAACATAATCAGTAACATTTATTTGTGGATAAACCTGTGGATAACTAACATTTTTATGCTAACAAACCTGTGTATAATGTATCTATGGCTACTATTTGTGATATCGATGACACCCTATTACGCAACGGTAGCCAACCAATCCAAAAAGTAATTGACTATGTAAATGCCTTACCTGGTGCTTTAATTGTTGTCACAGGTAGAAATGTATCGACAAGAAAAGACACCATAAAGGCATTACGATCAGCAGGAGTAAAGTATTCTAGATTAATTATGAATCCAGGTTCTTCATCTGAAACAGCAGATTTTAAATATAAGGTTGGACTTAAACTTAAAGGCTCAGTAAATCTTGCTATAGACAATAATCCCACTATGAGGCAAGCATATGCTAGGGCTGGTATAAAAACCTTAGATCCTTTAGACATTCCTACTACTAAGTTTTGGTCTATTTGGTGATATCTATGTCGATTCTATATATATACTGGATTTATCTTATGCTAGGTATATCTACTATAGCCATTGTTGATTGTTTATACTGGTATGTTAGGTCTTTCTTTACTTCCCCCGCCAAATCTGCTATAATTAAAAGATGATAACACTACTATTAATTATAACAACTTGGTATCTAACCAAACTTTACTATACAAGAAGTCTAAAACTTAATATGCCAGGACTACAAGATCATGGCATGATGAGTGCAAAATGTTCAAGATGTTCACAATATATTATTATTTCTGAAGAGGAGATGCGTACCCCATTCTATTGTGTTGTTTGTAAATGAAACAGGCAATTGCTTTGGTATTATTGTTTTATGTAATTAAAGGAACTCTTGTAACATTATTGTGTTATAAAGGCTATAAATGGGTTAGGAGAAAAAATGAAAACAACATATAAGTGTCCAGAATGTAAAACAACTATCGCTATTTCTACAACAGTTCACACACTGCCAGAATCAATTATCTGTCCGTGTGATGCTGTAATGCCAAAAAACGCATAGACTTATTGATCATACGGATAATAGCCTTCTTGCTTACTTTCTTTGAAGAAAAGGTTTCCGTATAACCATTTTGAGGCATATCCTCTTTGCTTAAAAAATTTCCGTGTTTATCTCTTAGTTTCTTTACTACTAGGGATTCTATCTGTCTTGCTCTATCCCGCTCAAAAAAATGCCAATAACAAACTAATTTCCACCCCTTAGTCCTGTGAGAAGCAAACCTTTTACCATCGATAGACGATATGCCTATTTTAATGGCAGATAGTTCAGGGTTATATATTACATATAATATTGCTTCATCCATGACTTGATTATACTCCCCAGATAAGGTATACTGAATATATGTGGTCATGGATTCTTGCAATTATAGGTGTAACAGGTATTTTCTTTGTTGGTCGTAAGACCATTTGGGGATGGTTTGTGCTGTTATTTAATGAATGTCTTTGGATGTTTTATGCTATAACTACTCGTCAATATGGTTTTATCTTTGCATCCCTGGCCTATGCAGCCACTTATATTAAATCATATAGACATTGGAGGCGAGAAGAATGAAACCACAACAATGTATAAAATGTAAAATGGAGATTAAAGATCCACTATTTTGGGAAACACATCAAACAATGACAGATGATTGGATTTGGTGTGCTAAAAAGTTTTGAGATACCAGATCCCTTTGTTACCTTTGTAGCCAATAAAAATGCTAATGCTAAAGGTTATGTTCATGACTGGTTTGCTGGGGAATGGTCTTATACTTGCTCTACTTGTAAGGAAGATCTCTTTGGTCCATCCCGCAAAATATTGACAAAGATTCGTCTCTATCATACAAGAAATGAGTGTTTAGGTGGATACTAATTGCTGCACTATACCTAAAGATGATGAGTCCTTTTGGTACACCCATCAAACTATGCCTGATGGCCATATTTGGTGTCTCACCAAGTCTATGGTCGATAAGGCAGTTGCTGATGTTAAGGCTAGGTATGGCAACAAGAAAAGACATCGCCAATGAAAGAATGTTCTCATACTTGGTATATGCGAGAGCATGGCATTACCTGTACAAAATGTTTAATGATTTGGGAGAGTGATGAGGATATTAATCTGTCCGATTTGTAAGAAAGAATGGGATCTAAGATGGGGTATATTTGGACACGACTCCCTATCTAGGCATATGAAGGATGCTCACCGATAGTGCCCTTGTAGGGCATGCGATGGTTTAATTTACCTCTAGTTTGCGCAGAACTTAAAAAACAGTTAATTAAATTTTTCGAACTTATATTTGACCTATTCAACTTATTAAGGTATAATTAATATAACAACAGGAGGCATTATGATTCATTCGTTATTTTTAATTCCCGCTTTTATTATGGGCTATGTTGTATGCTATATTGCTATGACATATAAGGTTGATCAAAATTAAAGAGCCTAAGATTGCTCAGATGGACTGGCGTAGCCTAGGTTACTGGCCTATCTGGAAAGATGGCAAAAAGGTTTGGGTGCCAAAAGATGATAAATCATTTGATAAAAAATCAGAAAACTAAAATTATTCCATTACGATGGATAGGTAATTTTTTTGGTGGATATGCTTCAGATCACTTGCTTAAGGCTGTTAACTTAGATGAAGAATTAGACACTGATTTAGGATTTAAATATAAGTACCATGCAAAAATGTGGGTAATCCTTAATAAGCCATACGAATGGTGGGGAACATATTACTTATTAGATATGGAAGAATGGGAAAAAGACATTGCTAATAGGTGAACATGTGCTTTATTCCTATCCAAGGTCAGGAAGTAACTACTTTCAAGAAGCCTGGATTCAAAAAACTCAAACGGCAATTCCTTGTTTTAGAGAAACAAAAATGATAAAACATGTTTTAGA